GGGCCGCCACCGCAAGAACCTCGTAGTCAAGCCAGGGCAGGCCGACGATAACGTAACCCTTAACTACAGCCGCCGCGTGGTTGACAAGGGGCTTTCATTCCTGTTCGGGCAAAGCGTCGAGTTTGAGATTGACGCGCAGGATGAACGCAACGAGCAGGAAGTGTACCTGGACGGATGTTGGGGCACGTCCGAACAGAAGCGTCGCACCTTGATGGACTGGGGGCTTAACGGCGCCATCACGGGCACGGGCTACTTGCGTCTGTATGAGGCGTTGCCGGGTGAGTTCCCACGCATCGCAGCGATTGACCCGGCCACGATGGAGATCATTACCGGCACGGATGACATAGACGACATACGCGCCTTCATCATGGCATGGAAGGCTGGCGAAATCTGGAAGCGGCACCGGATAGACCTGCAAGCAAATGGCACGTGGGTCATCACCGAGGAAGAAAGCCAGAAAGCGAACGCATGGCGCGTTGTGAATGAAACGCTGTGGCCCTATCAGGGCGCACCCGTCCATTACGCGCAGAACTTGCCCAACCCCAACGAGGTGTACGGTATTAGTGATCTCGAAGAGGCGGACATAAACGACGCTATCAACTGGACGGCCTCGAATATAAACAGAATCCTGCGCTTCCATGCGCACCCAAAAACGATTGGCACGGGCTTCGACGCTGCCAAGTTGCAGAACACGGCAATTGACCAGTTCTGGACGGTGAGCGAATCCGATGCCAAAGTATTCAACCTCGAAATGCAAAGCGACCTGGCCAGCGCCTACAGCATGTTGCAGGCGCTAAAAGAAACCTATTCCAAAGTAACGGGCGTCCCAGACCTTGACCCCGACAAGGTAAACGTGGGCGCGCTGAGCGGCTTTGCGCTGCGCATCCTGTACGGCGACCTGCTCGATAAGACCATGACCAAGCGCGTCACCTATGGGGCGACGCTTAGCGACGTGAATGCGACGCTTCTGGAGATGGCCGACCAGCAGATTGACACGCCGGTTAACACGCTCTGGAAAGACCCATTGCCCGAAAGCGTGCAGGAAAGCATCACGGCGCTGGCACAGGACAGGGCGAACGGGCTGAGCCTGGAGACGTACCTGGAACGGCGCGGCTACGATGCAGAGCGGGAGATGCAGCGCATTGCGGATGAGAAGGGGCGGGCCTCGACGCTCGGGGAGGAATTGCTGAAATCGTTTGAGATGGCGCCGCTGTAGGCGCAAGAAGCCCTGGGAGGGGCAAGATCATGCCAGTGAAGATTGAGTTTACCTGCAATGAAAGCGGACGTGGCCGTTTGATTCTGGATGGCGAAGATATTTCTAACAAGGTGCGATCCGTCCGTATTGAGGCGACGGCATATAAGGAAACTTCGGTGTGGGTTGAGTATGCGCCGGTGATTGTGCGCGCTGACGTTATATCTGACGATCTCACTTCGTTTCGGCCCGTTGCTGAAGTGCCGAAACGATAATGCCAAACCCCGTTCTTGACCTGGCCGCAACATTCAGGGCGCAGGCATTGCAGCGCGAGCGCGCCGCAGCCACGCAACTGGTGCGCGCCTATGGGCAGGTGTACCGCAACCTCGACCCGCAGATCCGGGCGTTGGAGGAAGCACTACGCGGCATTGAGAACCCGCGGCCTGTGGACATACAGAATCTGGCCAGTCTGCGCGTGCTGAAAGAGCAAACCATAGAGCAGGTGAACCGTTACGCCGCCTTTGCGGACACAACCATTGCCGACCAGGTGCAGGCGAATATTGCGGTCGGGCTGCGCGATAGCGAGGCGCTGGTACAAGCGCACTTCGACCCGGAATGGTTGCGGGCGAACGGGCTGCGCCTCAACACGGACGTGCAAGGTGCGATCCGGGCCTCGTGGGTGCGTGTGCCGAGCGAGGCCGTCGAAACGCTTGTTGGCATGACGCAACCAGACTCGCCGCTGCGGCAGGCGCTTGTAAGCAACCTCGGCGACACCGTAGCGCAACAGATGGTTGATGCGCTTGTAACGGGCATAGCGACGGGCAAGAACCCACGTGTCATCGCACGACAGGTTATGGGGGCCGGGCTTAATTACAGCCTCACCACGGCCCGCACAGCGCAACTGTGGGCGTACCGGGAAGCCAGCCGCGCCAACTACATGGCGAACAGTGACATTGTGAGCGGGTGGAGGTGGAGCGCAAGTCTGTCAGCGCGCACCTGCGCCAGTTGCCTTGCCATGCACCGCACGGTGCATCCGGTTGACGAAGTGCTGAACGACCATCACAACGGGCGGTGTTCTGCCATTCCTATTGTGCCGCTTGCCGCCCGGCTGGGCATCCCCGAGCCTGACATGGGCGACGCCGAGCAATGGCTGAAGGCGCAGCCCGAAAGCGTGCAACAGAAGATGCTCGGTAAAGGTGTATACGAGGGCTACAAAGGCGGCAAGTGGGGGCTGAAGGACTTGACCACCACGTATGAGGATAGCGTGTACGGCACGATGCGCAGACCGCCCACGCTGGAAAGCTTAGAGATGCTCTATGCCTAACCCATTCCGCCGCTACTACCTTGACCCGCAACCCGTGGCGCGTGCTTTGGCAGGCGGCATTCTGCGCGACTATGGCGCGCCGCTTGCGCGTGTGGAGACGGTGCAACTGTTGCGCACACACTACATGCGCCTTGTGGCTGAGTACGGGTTGCCTGCGCGCGCCTGCAATGACGTGGCAGACAGGGCGTGGGCGCTGATTGCGCAGGCGGTCAACATGCCCGAGGAGCCGACCGGCAAGGAGTTCGCTTTCTTTGAATAGTGCAAACCTTTTGCGTACCTGGGGGATAACATGGGCTTAGGGCTGGTCATGGGGCGCACGCTGCCGCCAATCATCTGCACATTGCCGGAAGCAAAGCGCATTTTACAACCGATTACGCTCGGCTATGCGTGGGGAGACGGCACAATCAGCGACCTATGGAGCCGCTGCGCACCGACACCAGACAGCATACCCGGCACGATCACGGAGAAGCGCATCATCAGCCCGGCCCACCTGGGGGAATGGCTTGAGGATGTATTAAACCGGCAGGGCAGGCCTCTGACGGATTCCGCACAGATTTACATGGACTTTATGGGAGCGAGAAAACATGTCCGATGACATTGCGCAGTCTGGCCAGGCGCCCGACAGCGCGCCGGTGGCGACACCGGTAGCACCTGCGGCGGCTCAGGCAGCCCCCGCAGAAACGCAGGAAAGCAAGGAATTGTCGAAAGCGAATGCGGAGGCAGCCAAGTGGCGCGTCCAACTGCGCGAGACAGAGCAGGCGTTGAAGGCAGTGCAGGCACAGGCGGGCGATAACAAGGCGCTTAGTGACCAGCTAGCCAAGTTGCAAGCAGACCTTGCAACGAAGGCAGCGGAAGCAGAGACGGCGCAGAAACTTGCCTACGCCATGAGGGTGGCAGCGAAGGCCGGGGTAGACCCCGACATTGTGGCCATGCTCGATTTGTCCAAGATTGACCCCGACGAAAAGAAGGCGACGGAACAACTCGCCAAACTTGCGGGCGCAGGACGCGGGGCGCATGTGCGGCCCGGCGCAATCAACAGCAGTGGAGACACAGACGCGGAACTGCGCCAGATGTTCTTTGGGCATGGCGGGCCGCGTAAGAGCAGCATCTTTGGAGGCTAATCATGGCCGTAACCTACGTAAGCGACCTCAACTCGCTTTTCAACACTATCTATGACCGGGCGATCTTCGTGGCGCGCGAAATGAACCTGATGGCGAACCTGGTTGACAATCGCAGCGCAACGGGCTGGATGAATCGTGTAGTGCCCACCCGCCCGGCAATCACCGCCGTAACTGTGAATGAGAACGCAGACTTTGCGTCGCCCACAACCTTTGGGCGCACTGCGGCGGCAACGCTCACCCCTGCGGAAATCATCTCGCAGGTTGTGCTCAGCGACCGTGACATGGAAACCGACCCCGACAGCGCAATTCAGGATGCGACCCGAGAGCTGGGCGCGTCGATTGCCACCAAGATCGACGTTGACTTGATGGGCCTGTTCGATGATTTCAGCGCCAACTCACTGGGCACGGCAGCCGGCACAATCAATCTTGGCAACGTTGCGGCGGCTGTGTCGCGCATCAACGCTGCGCACGCTGCGCAGTACGGCGGCATCTCGGCAGTGCTTCACCCCTACCACTGGCACACGCTATGGGTAGAGTTGGGCAAGCCGTCCACCAACGTGGTGGCCAGCGACGTGGCAAATCAGGCGCTGCGTGATTACTACGTAGCCACTCTGGTGGGCGCAACTTGGTACGTTTCGAGCAACATGGGCACCGTGGCCAGTGACGACGCATGGAGCGGTGTGTTTGCGCCGCCTGCGCTCATGCTTGACACGCGCCGCCCCGCCCGCTTTGAGCAACAGCGCGACGCCAGCGCACGCGCCTACGAAATCAACGTGACTGCCGGCTATGCGGTTGGCATCGTGCGCGACACCTTCGGCGCCGGCATCATCGCAGACGCCACAGCGCCGAGCTAAGGGGGAACCATGAGCATTTCCGGCTACAACTCGAGGTTCACTACATTCAACAGCGGCGTAACTGCTGACCTGACCATGCCGATCATGGTTGCACCGACGGGTGGTGCAACCTTGCGCAGCGCATACGCTTTCAGCAGCACCACGCTGGCCGCCGGCTCTGCCAATCACTTCAACCTGACCCTTCTCAACGGTGGCACGGCTGGCACGGCAACAACGGCGATCAGTTCTGCGCTGGGCGGCACTGCCGCAAGCGGCACGGCTCCAGGATGGACGGCGCAGAAGAAGGAGACGTTCTCTCTCACGAGCGGCTCCGAAAAGCTCACCGAGGGCCAGGTGTTGCTCGTCAAGTACGACGAAACCGGCACTGTGGCGATTGGTGACTGGACTGTGGTCGCAGAGTGGACACAGGGGATTTAGCACATGACGGCGCGAACGGGAATGGCCAGCCTCATACAGCGGGTACGCGACCTGACCTCAACGGGTACAGCGGATTACACCGTTGGCGCGACCGCATACTGGACGGATGACCAGATACAGGCTGCGCTCGACCGCACCCGCGCCGATGTGATGGACGAACCGCTTTCCACCGTGTCTACCGTGAATAGCGGCGGCACGGTGGAATACACAATTTATCAATCGATGTGGCGCAACCTGGAAACAACCACGGGCGGCACAGCGATCCACTACCTGCGCGATGGCACAGGCGCACGCGTGGGCACAGCACTATTCACAGCCGACTATGATCGAGGCCGCTACACCTTTGCGGCCTCGACTGGCGGCTCCACGCTGTATCTCAACGCCCGCACCTATGACCTATGGGGAGCAGCAGCCGATATATGGCGGCAAAAGGCGGCGCACGTTGCAGACCGTTTCGACTTCACGGCAGACGGTGCAAGCTTCAAAGCGTCGCAACTGGTTGCGCAGTACACGGACATGGCGCGCCGCGCCGAGGCCAAAGCGACGTTTGGCGGCGAGTCTGCGCGCAGCGTGAGCATGTTCCGCGATGACGTGCGGGTGCGACATGCTGACGAATAACGGGCTGCGTTGGATGCGGGCCATGCAAGAGCAGGCCATGCCAGGCACCGTTGTCATTCAGCGGCACACGCTGGCACGTGACAGCATGGGCGGCTTCACAGAGACGTGGGCCGCCGTGGGAACAGTGGTTGGGCGCATCTACCCACAGAACAACCAGCGCAGCGAGTTTGTGACGGGTGAACGTGTTGGCGCCGAAACGCGCTGGGATGCAACGTTCCCCGTGGGCACGGACGTGACCGCAGAGGATAGGTTGCTTTACCAGTCGCGCACCTGGGAGGTGGTTGGCGTCAATAACGACGAGATGTGGCAAACCGCCGTGCGCTGCGAATGCACGGCTTTGAATGAAGAGCAGCGAACATAGCAAGCCTGGGAGGGCTAATGGCAAACTTACGAGTTCTTTACAGTTCAAACGCGTTCTGGGCCGCCAGCGGTTATGGCGTCCAGGGGCGTTCCCTTCTGCCCCGTCTTGCCAAACTCCCCGAAATCGGATCGCCTGAAGCACTGGCCATGTTCGCATGGTACGGATTGCAAGGCGGCGTTCACAACGTCAACGGGCACAAGATTTACCCGCAGGGCGGCGACCCTTACGGCAACGATGTGATCGAGGCGCACGCCAAAGACCACCGCGCCA